GAGATCTTGAACGACGAAAACAGCAAGCTGTTGAACAACGACTTCGCTGGCGGTCAAGATGCGGGCGACATCCTGCGGAACGGCCAGATTATCTCCGGCCTGATCCGTGGCTTCCGCGTGTACATGTCCAACAACCTGCCGTCGGTCGGCACCGGTCCTGGCACCGTTGCTGCTGCTGGCTCTTCCTCGAACTTCGGCGTTGTCATCGCCGGCCACGAGTCGGCCGTCGCTACTGCCTCGCAGATCGAGAAAGTTGAGTCCTATCGTGACAACGATTCGTTCAGCGACGTCGTCCGTGGGCTGCATCTCTACGGCCGTAAGTTGCTTCGCCCCGAGGCGATTGTGACTGCTGCCTATAACTTGCACAGTTAAGGAGGTTTATCATGGCTACTGTTGATATGACCGTAGGTGGCGTGGGCAACGCTGCCGCCACCTCCATTAACCACAAGGCTCGCATGGGTGCCCAAATCCCGTACACGGTCGAGTTCACGCTCGACTTTGCGGAGGCCACCACCGCGAAAGGCTCCGCTCTGGCGGCTGGCGACGTCTTCCAAGTCATCGATGTCCCTGCCAACACCATGTTGCATGGTGCCGCTGCCGAAGTGCTGGTCGCTGCGAATAGCTCGGTCTGCACGCTCGACATCGACATCGCTGCCGGTGATGACTTCATCGACGGCGGTGACGCCACCAGCACGGGCTTTCTCGCCATCGGGTCGAACGGCCTAGCTCCGTTCGGTGCCAACACTGTGAACCCGGCTTCGGCTGCTGACACGATTGACGTCAAGCTGGCCACCGCCGGAGACACCGCTGTTGCCACCGGTAAAGTGCGCGTCATCGCGTTTATGACCGACATGACTGCGAAGCTGGGTCCGAATGAAGTGGACCGCGACACACTCGCTTAATTAGCGACGGGGGGCCTCTATCCTGGGGCCTCCCACTTTTTCCTGAAGAGGTTAGATGGCTATTAAGCTGGTCTGCTCCGTCGATGACGAGCAGTTAAAATCACACTACAAAATTAATAAAGACGACCCCGCACCGTGGATTACAAAACTAAAAAACGGTGCGCGCAAACGTAAGGATAAAGTTCTTATCTGTGGCGGCGGGCCATCTATCCGACAGTTTCATCCTCTTATCCAAGAATGGAAAGGGGATATTTTCGCATCTAAGACCGTCGAATATTTAGATGGTATCGGGGTGACGCCGACCTACTGCATCCACGTAGATGCCGGCGACAACGAACCGAACCGCGTCTTCAAAAACAAAAAGACTGCGTACTTACTATCGACGCAGATCAAGCCCGAGGTGTTTGCGACTGCCCGTGGTTGCAAAATCTATAAGTTCAACACCATCTCCTCGGTAAACTGGATGCCAGACCCAGTGATCGCGGGCGGCTCGAACAGCACCGTCCAGGCATTCTTTCTCTGCGCTTGGCTTGGCTATCGAGAAATTCATGTAGTCGGCTTCGATTGCGGCTATCAGAACGATCCTGGCGGACAACTGATTAAAAATATCAACCGGAACAATATCGACGCTAACCCATCTGCCCAACACATTACGGTCGAAAGCGCCGACAAAACACAGCGATATCCTTCGACCACTGAATACCTCGGCATGGCACAAGAGGCCGCAAAGGTCATCCAGATCTTGGGACGCGAAAAAAAGATTAAATTTCACGCCTACGGCAACACCGTGTTCACCATGGTCGTGAACGAAGATGTAGCGAAAGGCAGCTACACTCTTGGCGAAGAGGTGCCACTACGGTGGCTGAAAGCAGCGTAAATGACAACGACGTACATTACATTGGTCAACGACGCGCTGAAGCGCCTCAACGAAGTGCAGATTACGACTGCCGACTTCCTGACCGCAATCGGCTTCCACGCACAGGTAAAAGACGCGGTCAATGTCGCGATCCACGAAATTAGCCAGGAGCAGTTTGAGTTTCCGTTCAACCACAACACGGCGACTGTCGTAACCGCCACCGGCACGGATCAGTACACATTAGAGAGCGACCTCAAGACCGCCGACTACGGCTCGTTTCGTATCCGCAAAAGCACCGCCGACAACATCGAAGCGCGTCGTCTCCGTGAGATTAACTTCGACACTTTCATCCAACGCTTCTACGAGCGCGACGCCAATGCGAACACCGGCGACTTCGATACGCCACGCTACATCTACCGGACACTCGACAACAAAGTCGGCTTTAGCCCGCGACCCGACAAGGCGTACACCGTCGAGTACGACTACTTCAAGTTCCAGACGGACCTAGTCAATCCAGGCGACACGATGTCTGTGCCCGACGCGTTCAAGACTGTGGTCCTCGATGGCACGATGTATCACGCCTACATGTTCCGGGACAACACGCAGCAGGCGGTCATCGCGCGCCAGCGGTTCGACGACGGCATCAAGAACATGCGTAAATTGCTGGTCAACAAGTTCACTGACCTACGAGACACACGCGTAAGTCACATCATCAATGTGCCGCATGGGAACAAGTAAATGGTCGATAATTACCGTGATGCGACCATCATCGCACGGGGCGGCCTCTACACTAACGAAGATCCCCTGACCCTCGCCGCCTCACAGCCCGGCGCTGCTATACGCCTCACCAACTTCGAGGTATCGCAGTTCGGCGGCTACCGGCGCGTCAATGGTTTCGCACCGTTCGACTCAGACAATCCTACCGTGCCCGGCACCGGCAAAGTCTTGGGCCTCTGGATTCACCAAGACCGTGTCTACGCCGCCCGTCGCAACGTAGCAGACTCTACATCCGCTGCTCTACCCGTCGGCGCAATGACACTGACTAGCGGCAGCCAGACGGTAACGGTCACGGCTACCGGCCACGGCCTAGCAGTAGGCGAGTTCGTGACTTTTACAAATGTCAGCACGCTCGGTGGGCTAAATCTAAATCAAGAGTTTGCGGTCACCTCTGTGGCGACAACAGACTCTTTTACCTTCACCGCATCGGCAGCCTCGGTCGCCTCGGTGCAAAGTAGCGCAGCCAACATCCAGTTTACTGTTAGCCGCAGCTACTCGATCTTTGAACATGTAAGTGGCGTAGGCTGGTCGAACATCTCGACCGCTAACTCTGTGCAGACGCGGTCGGCAATCAACGTGAATAAGATCCGTGTCATCGAGCATTCGTTCGCCGGCAAAGAGGTCATCTTCGGCGTCGATGGCGTGAACAGGCCCTTCAGGCAAAGCACTGCGACTATCCTTGAAGTCTTCAGCAACCAGGGGACATCAGCGGCAGAGACCGGCGATCAGCTATCTAATCCGTTCACGACGACGAGTGGCTCGGCTGTGGTAGCGGTCGTCTCGACAGCGCACGGATTGACGACAGGGGCAACCGTCCGGTTCAGCAACATCAACGTCGATCTCGGCGGGCAGACGGCTAACAGTATCGACTTCACCGTCACAACCGCATCTGTAGACGGTTTTACATTTAATCTTGCGACAGCATCTGCGGTGGCCAACCAATCCGGCGTAGGCGGCACATCGGTCAACTACTTCTACACCTATACATCCACCTCCGACATCATCGGCACGTCACTGGTCGCTGACTTCCGTAATCACATGATGCTCGCGGGCGCAGCCGACAACCCAAACAACCTGATCGTGTCGGAGCCTAACAACGATCTAAAGTTTTCTGACGTAATCAACGTCGGCTTCCCGATCACCGCAATCGCAAAATTTAGGGACAGCCTTTTTATCTTCGGCCGCGACCGCATCAAGCGACTGACCGGCAACAACACCAGCGACTTTGTGCTGAGTGAGGTGGCCAACAACACGGGGTGCATCGCGACCGACAGCGTGATCGAGATTGGCGGTGACATCTTGTTCCTCGCAGCCGACGGCATCCGACCGATCCAGGGCACTGCGCGTATCGGCGACGTTGAGCTACAGACTGTGTCGAAGCCTATCCAGCAGATCTTACGTGAGGTGCCTAACAACTTCGACCTGTCGCTACTAAACGCCGTCGTCATCCGAGGCAAATCGCAGTTCAGATACTTCTTTCCAACCACCACGGTCAACAGCGCAGACGCGCAGGGCATTATTGGTGGGCTGCGATTTGCGGACAACCGGGTCGGTTGGGAGTTCGGAGAGTTGCTCGGCATACGCTCGTTCGTCGCAACCAGCGGTCTCATCAACAACATCGAGCGCGTGCTGCACGGCGACGTAGACGGCAACGTGTTCGAGCAGGAGAGTGGCAACAGCTTCAACGGAGAGGATGTCATCGCGGTCTACGCTACACCGTTCTTCTACTTTGACGCCACAGAACGACGAAAGAACTTTCATAAAGTTAGCGTGTTTACCAGACCCGAGGGCACATCGACCTTCAACCTCGCGGTCTATTACGACTGGGACGACCCTAATAAATTTAACCCGACCAGTTACACGATGAGTACCGTCGGCGCGCTGCTTAGATACTTCACAACAGGCGGTACATTCGGTTCGACCTTCACCTTCGGTGGGTCGAGCAGCCCGGTCCTAGAAAAACAAATACAAGGTTCAGGCCGGGCCATCGGCTACGTGATCGCGTCCATCAGCCAGGAAGCGCCGTATAGCATCCAAGGCTGGGGCATCACGTACCAAGACGCAGGATACAGATAACAATGGCAGGCTACACGAGGCAATCCGCAGCACAGATTTTGAACGGTGAGATCGTTTCTGCACCGCCACTCAACGCTGAGTTCAACCAAGTCTTAGCCGCGTTCAACAACAGCACGGGCCATAAACACGACGGGTCAGCGGCCGAGGGTCCGCCCATCGACCGTATTGCCGACGCCGATCAACGTAATCTTCTCTTCGTCGATACCAGCACTAATCAAATCAACTTCTTTGTCGAGGTCGCGTCCACTGCCGTCGGTCAAATTAGTGTGCAAGACGGTGCCATCTTGCCGTTCACTGACGACGACATCAGCATCGGCTCGACAGCGTTTGAGTTCAAAGATCTGTTCATCGACGGCACGGCAAACATCGACGCACTCGTCGCTGACACAGCCGATATCAACGGCGGTACAATCGACAATGCCACCATCGGTGCGACAACTCCTGCCGCTGGCGCGTTTACTACGATTACCGCAACCAACCTGACTATCGTCGGCTCGGCCAGCACAATCGGTGCGGTCGCCTTCACCTCAACTGGCGCAACTGTTACCGGCAACCTGACGGTATCGGCAAACATCACTGCTGATAATATTACCGTCGTGGGGTCAGCCAGCACGATTGGCGCACTGGCGATTACCAGCACGACTGCCACGCTGACTGGCGACATGACCGTGTCGGGCAACATCACTGCCAGCACCATCGGTGCGGTCAACATCACAGTGACCGGCTCGGCTTCGTCTATCGGTGCCTTGGCCATCACCAGTACAACCGCCACCCTGACGGGTGACCTGACGGTCTCGGGCACGGTTACCGCCACAACTTTAGCGGCTGATAATATCAGTGTAACTGGCAGCGCCAGCACTATCGGTGCGCTCGCCATCACCAGCACTTCAGCCCAGGTCAACGGCGACTTCACGGTAACCGGCACACTAAACTCGAACACGTCTATTGCCGCTCAAGCGATCACTGTCACCGACAGCATCTCGGCTGACAACATCACCATCAAAGGTTCTGCATCAAGCATTGGTGCGGCCAGCTTTACCAGCACAGCGGTAACGATCACCAAACTTATTACGAGCAATGCTCAGATTACTGGTGGGTCGATCACAGGCGTCGAAAACATTTTTGATCCTGGCGCTGCACTTAGCTACAAATTTACTAGCAGTACGTCTGACGCTGACCCCGGTAACGGTAACATCGCGCTAAACAACGCTAGTTCGACTGGCACGACAACGATCTTTATCGACAACGTAGACTCGCTGTCTTCTGCTGACATGACGCAGTTTATCTCTTTGTTGTCTGGCGGTAACAACCCGTCCTCTATCCTTGGCACGGTTACTCTTCGTAAGGCCACGTTCCCTGAGATCTTCGCACAGTACAGCGTCACTGCTGTCACCAACGCCTCTGGCTACCAGAAGCTGACCGTGGTGAACAAAGGTGCATCTGCTGCTGCACCGTTTACCTCGGGTGATAGTCTGCTAGTGGACATCATGCTGTCCGGTGACAAAGGCGACATCGGTGATCTACCGTCTGGCGCAGGCACAGGTAACGTCTTCAGTTCGTTGACCAGCACCACGGTTGCCTCCGGCACGGTGATGAAGACTGTATCGACAACCTCTGGCACGTTGTTCTTAACGCCAACGACAATCACGATTGACGATAATAACAGCATTACAGGTCTTAGCACTCTGTCGCTGTCTGGTGGCTCAATCACAATCCGATCTGATAGCGGGTCGCCAGGTTACATCGACATGTACTGTGAGGTTAACAACCTTCACTACAGCCGATTGCAAGCACAGCCCCACGCAAACTACAGTGGCAATATCACGATTACGTTGCCCGCCACGAGTGGCACGTTGGCGTTGCTTGCACAGAAAGCGAACTTCACAGATGTAACTGCATCCACGCTGACGGTCAGCGGCAACATCTCCGCCGATACGATTACGGTCACAGACATCACTGCTACGGGTAGTGCATCGACCATCGGTGCTGTGGCATTCACGTCTACTGCGGCTACCGTCACGGGCAACCTTACTGTGACCGGTTCCGTTACTGCGAGCAGTCTCACGGTCAACGGCAACATCAGTGCCAGCACCATCACGGTCGCTGACATTACAGCCACCGGCTCTGCCTCCACTATCGGTGCGATCACCGTGACCACCACTAGCGTGGGTATTAACACCGCAGCAGTCACATCAGGCACCGCGCTGGAGGTGACCGGCAACATGCGTATTACCACGACCGGCAATGGTCTGATCTTCCCAGATGGCAGCAAGCAAACCGCTGCCGCAACGGCTGGTATCGGCATCGGCAAAGCCATCGCAATGACCTTGGTGTTTGGATAAGGAAAAATAAATGGTTATGTACTCTTACAAAGGTCGCTACCCAGTTCGCTCACTTCCCTATCGCATGGAAGTTGAAGAAATGTTTAACGGGCGCATGAAACGTCGCACTTATACTGCGGAAGCTGTTACACAGAACGCAGAAAAGTTTGGCTACATTGAAGTAGCAGATCGCCCTTCTCACGATGCGGCTCGTCAAAGTTGCAATTGGAACTCAGAAACACTGAGTTGGGATGTAGCAGATTTTACTGACGAACACATTGAGGCTATGAAAACGTCGGAGTTTAGTCAGTTGCGTCAGGCCCGTAATCAAAAATTGTTAGAAAGTGACTGGTCTCAAGTTTTGTATGCAGCAGCAACCGATACAGAGAATGCAATTTACGGTCACAAAGATCGCCAGATTAAAGATTTCATTTCGCGGGAATGGGAAGAATACCGTCAAGAGTTGCGTGATTTACCCGCTAATACTGAAGACGCACGGAATGTAAGTTGGCCCAACCCGCCGTTCCTAACGGGCTTTGAGCTTGAAGCAGATCTTGAGTTTCTTGGTGTGACGGCCACTGGTGATACGATCTCAATGACCGGCGACACCATAGTATAGAGGAAATAAAAAATGGCAGCACCAAATATTGTTAACGTAGCAACAATCAACGCTAAAACAGATATGTTTGCGTTGGCTACTACTGGCGCAATCACCATCTTGACTAACGCAAGTAATAGCGGTGTTGTAGTCCAGGTTAATTCTATCTATGTAGCAAATGTAGATGGAACTAATAACGCGGATATTTCAATTGACATACACAATGGTGTAGCAACTGCGGGTGCATCAAGTAGTGCAGCCGGTGTTGGCTTTGCACTTGCATCAACTGTTGTCGTTCCTGCTGACGCCACAGTTATCGTGCTAGACAAAAATTCACCCGTGTTTCTTGAAGAGGCAATGAGTATTTCAGCCGCGCCATCCGCGTCTGGCGATTTAGAAGTAGTGATTAGTTATCAAGAGATTAGCTAATGTCCCGCAAACTAGGCGCATTTGATCCTGCATCGACTGCTACAACAACCGTTACTTCTCTTAGCACAGGAGCCAGCGCGGCTATTGCTGCCGTAGCCCAAAACATGTTCCCTCTTAGCACTGATTTAAGCAACACTGGCGCTGGTGATGGGGTGCTATCGACGCTCGGGACAGTCATCACATTCAGTAGCGCGGTCGGTACTCCATATGGAGCCGGAAGTGCAATGAGAATCCAAGACTCCTCCTCCACCCGAAACAAATTAGAAATTACGTCTGCGGCTGCGGTTGAGATGATGGAGTTCTCCTCTGCGTTTACCTGGGAGTGGTGGATGTGGCGCGACTCAGGACAAAATGACAGTCATAGAGTTTTCTTCGATTCGCGACAGAACGGCCAACATTCATACCCTGTGCTTTTGATACAGTTTAGTTCTGGCGGGTTCTTACGAGTATCTAATGCCTCTACCGGCAGCGGTTCGTACCAGCAAAGGACAGCGGGAACTGCCGCAGCAGAACAACAGTGGCAGCATTATGCAATTTCACGAGACTCCAGTGACACACTTCGGATGTTCATCGATGGAGTAAAGGTTTTGGCTACCTCATTCGCTTTTTCGTTTGATAACAAAGCGACCGGCGGGAGACCAGAATTTTTTTCGGATGTGAA